CTCGAATTCAGCTATGTTGTTGTGAGTAGTAAATATACGCATCAATGATGGCATAATGTATTCAACTGTATCTCTTACATCAGTAGTTACAATTTCAGAACGACCATCTATCTCATTACCAAATGGCTCACCTAAATAATACTGCATAGCTTCTTCTCTTTGATTAGATAGCTCAGTATTTGCGTACCCAGTTGCTCCTTGAATCTCTGAATCTAATTGTGCCGACAGTTCATCGTCACTTATCTTTTTTGGTTCTTTTGCCATTTGATTCCTTTAGTTTTTTTAATTCTTCTTGCAACTCAGCTACTTGATTTTCTAAGTCTCTTAGCTTGTATGCCATTTGTGTAGGCGATGCTACTAGATTTTCCATTAGATGGAATATCCTTTTTTCCTTGAAGTTTTGATACCGTGCTTTTTGTGAGTCTTTTTCATTCTATTCAAATACTCTTGCATTGCTTTTGTTTTAGATTTAGGTTGATTAGTTTTTTTAGCTTGACTACCACCTGTTGCTTTCAATGCTTTAACTGCTTTTGTTTTAGCAGATTTGTTTGCAGCATCCATTAATTTTTTATATGCACCTGCACCTGCTACGTTTTTAAGTTCTGCTCTTTGTTTTTTAGCAGCACCTTTTGGATTAGTCATTAAGTTTTTTAACCACTCTGACATTGTTGTCTCCTATATTATTGCGACCTTTGGTCCGAGTCTTCCTTTGCTATTCCACTTAGAAGTCTCTGTTGTTGAATGTCTTAGACTCATAACTGCATAACGAGTAGCAGACATTAAGTCATCCTTTAGTTTTACTATCTTACCATCCTTACGATGATACAATCTGTATTCTTCAAACCACTCATAACAAGTGTTGAAGACTTTAAATCTTCCTTGTTCCATGCGAGATAACATATCCATTATCCCTGCTTCTACACTATTACCACCTTTCTTCTCACCTAATGCAGGTGGGTTCTCAAAGTGAAACGGTAGCATATTAACATTAGCTTGTCTGTAATGTTCAGCTAATGTAACACCACTTCCCTTATCATGTTGGTATCCATCATGAGGAAATGCTATCGGTATGTAATGACTTCCCTCACGTTCATTGATATGTGTTGCATGATAATCAGGAGTTTGTTTGGACATACGGTATACATCGTAGATGTAAACTATGTCTTCATCTCTATCCCATGCTACCCATACAACTGCTGTTGGGTGGTCATAACCAAAATCAAGACCTGCGATACGGGGGTAGTGAGACGGAATGGTAAAGGGTTCACAGGTCAAATTGTCTTCTAATATGGGGAATACCAGTCCACTACCTATCGTTGGTATTCCTTTACTACGCATCTCCCTTTCATGGGGTGGGAGTGCTTGTAAAATCTGTTCTTTCATTTTATCAGTCAAGTGGTCAGCATCTTCCCAACCTGCTGTAACCAATGCCTGTCCTGGCTTTAAATCGCTTGTAAAACTTTGCACTACCTCAGTCACCCCTGACTCAGGAGTAAAGGTCATATAGACCATTCCCTGCCTGTCTAAGGTACGTGTAACGCACTGTGAGTATATGTCTTGTGGTGGTTCTTCATCTAGCCATACAAGGTCAATACTTTCCCCCATAAATTTTTCAGCACCCATCTCGTATGCTTTAAAGGCAACTCTCGACCACCCACCTGAACTATGTTTAACAAGGACTGACGAATGTGCATTTGGCACTCCAGGTTTCCTCGTGGTTTCACCAATGAGATGTTTAGGGATACTTCCCTTTCCTTTATCTCTTGGGTTGTCGGGTTGCCCGAACAATTCTCTTTGGCAGATATCACGTGTCGTTTCATTAGACGCACCACATACCCATGCCCTAATTGGCTCTTTGTATCTTCTTCCTACCCACCACTCAGGATATAGTCCTGTCAAATGTATTGCCATTTCCATAGCGCCCACAAATGATTTACCTACCCTGTTTGCCGCCATCAGTAATCGTTGGTTAGCTTCAACTCCTGTTTCATGGAAGTTCGTTTGAAATCTGTAGGGCTTGTAATAGTTAAGTCTATTTTCTTCTTGGCGCTTCTTGAGAGTGGATATTATCTGTTCTATTCTTTCTTGTTCTGTAGACATAATAATCCGAGTTCA